CCCCAGTGTTGAAAGCACGTCTGCGCCTGCACAGAGCTACTCAGCTACCGCAACAGGACAGACTCAGGAAGAAAGAAAGTTCTCTCAGTCAGAACTAAACGACATCGTCGGACGCGCAAAGTCAGAAGCAGTGGATCGCTTTCAGCGACAAAACACTTCTGAGCCAAAGCAGCAATATAATTCGCAGTCAAATGCGAACCCAATGCTAGGCAACCTTTCGCAAGACGAAGTCAGAAGAATGGCTGGAGAAGAGTTTGACCGAAAAAGGAATGAATGGGTCGAACAAACGCAAAATTACTCGCAACAGCAGGAAGCGGAGCGAGTTGCTAAAGATTTCTTCCAGAAGCTTCAAACCGGGAAACAAGACCACTCAGATTTTGAAGAACAAATGCAGGACATGGATTACGGCGCTATCCCCAACATTGTGCAACTTGCCAATCAAATGGATAACACCGCCTCTATCATGTATGAGCTAAAAAAGAACCCCAGTAAAATCGGGATACTTCAACAGCTCACACAGATAAGTCCAAGCCTTGCATTAGCTGAAATGAAAAACCTCTCAAACTCGATTAAAACAAATCGAGAGGGCGGAAACATTCAGCATGCCAATGACCCGCTTAGTCAGATGAAACCTTCTGCCCATGGGATGGATAACAAAGGTGCTCTGACGGTAGGTGATTATAAAAAGAAATACCGCGTCTAAAGGTCGCCTAAATTATCCAGATTAAAGGAATAATCTAGGAGAAATTTAATGACTGTTTATGCTGCCAATGTATTGCAGACGGTCCAAACTTACCAACGTTCTAGTTTAGCGTTATTGCAAAACTTGTGTTGCTTCGTTTCTACCGCAAATACAAAATTCAAAAACTTCGAAAAAATCCAAGCCAACTTGGGGAGTACCGTTACTTTTGATTTGCCACCACGCGCAACCACGACCAACGGGTTAGTTGCTAGCTTCCAACCAGCAGTTCAGCGAGTTCAATCGCTAACGTGTGACCAGGCTTCTAATAGCTCGTTCACAGTGACTGCCCAACAACGCATTTTTAACTTGGACAAAGGCGAAGACGAATATATTGATGTTTTCGGAAAATCGTTCATGACTGAACTTGCCAACAGAATTGAAGGCAACATTGCTTTAAATGCTACCTCATCTGTTCCCGTTAATACGGTTAACGATCAAGGACAAACTGTTCCAACTGGCGCACTATACACTGACTCTGGTCCTTACAGATATTTTGGTGACGGATCAACTCAGTTAACATCATACAATCAGCTAGCCCAAATGATCATGCTTTTCAAGAACTATGGTTCTGTTAGTCATGGCATTAAAGTCTATTTGCCAGACACAGTTGTACCACCAGTCGTCGGAACCGGATTAAATCAATTCGCTCCAAAAAGAAATGACGAGGATGCAATGAGCTGGGAAATTGGCGAATTTGGAACGCCGCCTGTTCAGTATTACCAATCTAATTTACTTCCAATTCACGTTGCGGGTAATGTTGGAAACAACGCTACCACCCTAACCTTAGTTTCTGTTGATGATCCAACGGGATCGAATGTAACTCAGATTACATTTTCGGGTGCTGGTGCAAGTGATGCAGATGCAATTAAATCTGGTGATCTTTTAGAATTTGATGACGGTGTTTCTGGTCAACCAAACATGCGCTACTTAACATTCATCGGTCACTATGCTTCTGCTAACAAAGTACAAGTAAGAGCAACAGCTGATGCAGCCTCTACCGGCGGCGGAAACGTTACAGTTAGCATTACCCCGAGTTTAAACTGGGCGGGTGGTTCAGGACAAAACTTAAATAACGCACTTGCTGCGGGTATGAAAGTTTCTGTTCTTCCGTCGCATAGAGCGGGATTAATTGTTGGCGGTGATGCAATGTATATTGCTATGCCACAGCTACCGTCTCAAGATCCGTTTGCTAGCTCAAACGAATATGACTCGGAAACTGGTGTGTCTTTAAGACTTACTTACGGTTCTTTGTTTGGTCAAAACCAAATGGGAATGATTTACGATTCAACGTGGGGTTCGGTAGTAGTACCTGAATATTCCATGAGAATCATCATACCATTGAGCCAGGGATAAAGGAGATAAAATATGTCACAAAATATACCTATTAATATAGATCCATTAAAAAACATCTATGGCCTAGCAGTTTCAAACGATGCTACGACACCCGATGAAATAGTTGGAATTTCTACGGGTCAATGCAGGGATTCCACTGATCTTTTAGATATCGTGGTAAGCGCGGCTCTAACGGTAGACAACACCCTAAGCGGGGCTGGTGGAGTAGATACAGGCTCTGTTGCAGCCAGTAAGGTCTATGCGGTTTATGTAATTGCTGATTCAAGTCAATATGAAACAGTTTCTGCACTAATCTCATTGGCGTCTAACTCAACCCCTACATTGCCAACCAACTACGATTCCTATCGTAGAATTGGCTATGCAGTAACTGACGCTACTTCTGACTTCTTAGCCTTTTACCAATACGGTAACGGTGCTAGTCGAGTGTTCAAATATGATGCCCCAATTGCAACTGCAATTACGGCCGGTGCTGCAACAGGATATACCGCTGTAGCATTAACCACATTTGTTCCACCCGAAGAAAACCTACCGGTTTCTGTAGCTTATGCCTTCACACCAGGTGCTGCTAGTCGCGTACTTAATCTGACGCCAGGAAACGGAACCGGGGATGCAGTGACCATTACGGGTCAAGTTACTTCTGTAGTTGTAAGTGGAAATGTTGAGGTGCTGTCAAAAGTAACCTCAGCGGTTCCAGAAATCGATTACAAAGTTTCTAATGCAGGCGATGCCGTAGCAATTAATGTTGCCGGGTTTAGCTTTTCAGTGTAACAAATCGTTCAAGGATGAATGATGGCATATACAGCTCGTCAGCTAATCACCAGGTCCTGGTATTTATCAGGAATCGTGGCTCGAGGATTGCAATCCGTCACCGGTGATCAAATCAGTGACGGGCTGTTTTTGCTTAATGCTCTACTGGACTGGAAAGCAGTCCAAGTAGACCTAATTCCTTACTTTACTTATTATGAGTTCCCCGCGGTGGTGGGCCAAGAAGAATACTTTATTGATAATTTATATCAAGTAGAGTCTCTAACTTTTAATAAAGGCACAGTAAGATACCCGACTGATAATGTTGGTCGAACAAAATATTTCGGCTCTGCTAGAGTTGACGACATAGAAACCTTACCGTTTAGCTGGACATTTAATCGGAAGTTAAATGGCGGAACAATTTATCTTTATTTTCTTCCCGATACATCTTACCCGATTAAAATTATGGGGAAGTTTGGATTAACAAATGTCACTTTAGACACAGACATGGAGACGGCTTATGACCCCTCCTATATAGAATATTTAAGATATAACCTCGCACAATATATGTGTTCGGAATATGGGATATTATTTAATCCCCAATCACAAAAAATTCTAAAAGCTTTAGAACATGAATTGATGTATGTATCTCCCCCGGACTTGGCGTTAAAGAAATCATCAATACTTACACAGGGAAATTCTTTAAGCTGGGGCCAAATCAATATTGGGCGGGGCTGGGTTCCGTAAAAGGGAGAGGTTGGCGTCCAAAGTTAATTAATTGGAATGAAATGTTTTATCGAGGCCAAAACACAGATCAGCTTCCGTTAAATTTGGTTGGCTCTAACACCTTTGGGCGATATCCTGATATTTCGGCTGAAGCCACGTATAATATGTTTATCTCAGATAATTGGTTGGTTCCTTATGCGGGGTACGAAAAAGCAATAGACTCAGAAGAAATAACCAATGGGGTGGGCCGAGGGTTTTTAGCAAGCGCTAACTTTAATAAATTAATAGCAGTGATTGGAAATACCGTCTATCTTATAGATATTATATTTGACCAGAACAAACAAAAGGCCACTAGTCACACCGTTATTAATATCGGCAATCTTCAAACAAGCCGGGGTGTCGTCTACATTTCTGAAAATAATAAGCCTCAAATTTTACTTTCAGACAACCAACATTTATATATTTATGATGAAACCCGGAACCCTACTTTTAGCGTTGTTTCCGGGTTAGATTTTATCCCAGGCTACATTGATTTTCATGACACTTATTTTTTGTGTGCTCCTATAAATTCCAGTAATTGGAGAATATCCAATCAGAATGAAGGCGCTACATCAGATGATTGGCCGTTTGATTCTCAGCATGTAGGCTCTATACAAACCAAACCCGATCAAGTTCAAGCGGTAGTGAGGTTCCCTTCTGGGGGTAATTTAATTTTTGTCATGGGTAAAACCGTGACTGAGGCGTGGTATGACACAGGAGCGTCCCTTTTCCCTTATCAACGGCAAAACTCTTATAGCATAGATTACGGGTGTTTAAATCCACGCACTGTTGCGAAGATGGATAAGATGGTTGTGTGGCTAGCTTCTAATGAAAAATCTGGTCCAGTCATCATGTACAGCACAGGTCATACACCAGAATCCATTACTACAGACGGCATTGATTATTTAATGTCTAACATGCAGAGCCCCGAAGATTCAGAAGGGTTTTTGTTTAGGCAAGATGGTCATATTCTTTATCATATAAACTTCTACACTGACAACATCTCGCTGGTATATGATTTTAATACCAAAAAGTTTTTTTATGCTACGGATGAAGATAGAAATTATTTTATTGCTTCGCGGGTAGCTTTTTACCAAAACCAATATTATTTTATCACTCCAAAAAACAATATTATTTATGCTTTTGATACAATATTCACGACTTATGATGGCGTAGAAATACCCCGGATAAGAATCTGTAAAAACATTAGGACTAAAGCACAAGATTATTTTGTTGCGACGGACCTGGGCTTCACCATTGAGTCCGGATCAACAGATTATTTTTATCAAGATTTGGGTCCTTTATATTTCATCACAGAAGACGGCAATTTTTTGATTACTGAGGGCGGCCCCACTTATTTATCTACCCAGCTTAGTGATCTTCTCCTTACTGAAGACGATCAAAACTTGGTTATTCAAAGAGACGGTGCGGACTCTGCTTTTCTTATTGATGAAAATAATGCGATAAGACCGGTAACGCCTAGAATTGATTTGGCTATTTCAACAGATGGCGGGGAACATTATAGTAGTTTTGTTCCTCAAGAAATGCAGGCGATAGGAAAAAGAAAAAATAAATTAATGTGGTGGCAACTAGGGGCCTCTAACGATTTAGTCTGTCAATTTCAGTTTCATGGAATTGGCAGGTTTGTATGTACCGACGGATTAGTGAGCATAAGACGATGACAGTAGAACAAAAAAAACAATCTGCCTTATTTCCTGATTTCCCCGTGTCTGCACCCGTTGTAGACCCTGAGACAGGACAGTTAACAAGGCAATGGTTTATGTTTTTCCAACAATTATCTCAAGCTCTTCAGTTCAACTTTCAGAGAGAAGGCGTTAAGGCGCCATCTCAAGCCGCGTCTGATATAATAAATATTGCAAATCAAAATAATATTGTTGGAAATATTATGTATGACACAACCAACGATTCATGGAAAGGCGTAAAGCTTGTAACTCCTGGAACCCCTTTGGTGGCCCCAGTTACTAGCATAGTAACTTTTACCGTAACATAATCAAGGATGATTAAATGATAAATTATACAGGACTAGATGACGTATATACTGGGGGTCAACAGCAGGGTCAACAGCAGGGTCAACAGCAGGGCGGTCAAGTCATGGACATGGAAGCCTTTAAAAGGATGCTTCAAATGTTTCAGAACGGCGGACAAGGCGGTGCTGAAGGCATGGGTGCGCCAGGAATGGGTGGACAAGGCGGTGCTGAAGGAATGGGTGCGTCAGGCATGGGCGGTGCTGAAGGAATGGGTGCGTCAGGCATGGGCGGTTCCGCAGGAATGGGCGACATGATGACTCAAATTTTCAGTAACCCAGAGTTTTTACAGATGATGATGGCAGTGATATAGGGAGAAGATTATGGCGGTAACTCCGTTAAATTTGTTGAAGGGAGGCGTAGGACTAATTAACGACTTCATGTGGGATAATCCTTATGATAAGTCTAAACAATATTTAGATGATTATAGAAATATGCTCCCTGGAATGTATAACCCCTATATCCAGCGCGGAGAGCGTATGGGTTCTCAAACCGAAAATCAATATTCTCAGCTTATGAATGATCCCGGCGGAAGAATGAATCAGATAGGTGCCGGTTATAAGCAATCCCCTGGGTTTAATTTTGCGCTTAATCAAGCACTACAGGCTGGGGGTCATGCATCAGCTGCGGGAGGAATGGCGGGAACACCAATGCATCAACAACAAAACATGGATGTCGCAAGCGGAATGGCCAGCCGTGATTATAACCAGTGGCTTCAAAACGCACTTGGGATGTACGGACAAGGCCTTGGTGGCGGACAACATATGTACGACCAAGGGTTTAATGCAACGCAAGGTTTCAACGAGGCAATGTCGGACGTGACGGGGGCCCAGGCAAAAAATGTTCAAGCTGGGGCGGATGCGCAAAACAAACACAGATCGTCTTATTTTGATGATGCGCTTAGTATTTTTGGATTATAGGAAAAAATAATGGCTCTTAATTACAACGCACCCTATTTGAATATGGATTCTATAAATCCTCTTCAGGCTCTTCAAAAGAGAAAAATGGATATTCTTAAGGCTCAGATAGAGGGGAAAATGGGTCAACAAAAGATGCAGCAGAATAAAAAAATGTTTCCGTATTCTCTTGAAGGTGCGAATCTAAAAAATCAGTATTTGCCCTTAACTCTAGCAGCAGATGCCGCCTCTAAAATGGCTTATGCAAATTTAGCTGGAGCGCCTTACTTAGCTAAGATTCTCAACGATCCAACATTATTAGCGAATATGCCTGATGACCAAAAACATGCATTGTTAAATATGTTGGCCTCAAGAGCCATTAGTACTCCAACTGTAGGATATAAGAATGACCAACCCATAAAAGGTGGTGCGCCTACTTTTTCTATTAGTGGAGATAAGCCGAAGGCGTCTTTAGGTGGCGGCGGAACAGGGATGTCTGAAGCAGTTTCGGGTTCTCCTATTCAAAACGGCAGTGTAGGGGGAGACCAGCAAGTAAGATTACCAGGTACTATTTCTGCTAGTGGAAATTATAACCCTCAAAAAAGCTTTGCTGAAAATGCTGGGCAATACCAGGGTGTAGTTAAAGAAGAAGAAAAACTGGGTGAACAACGAGCCACTGATATTTCAGATTTAAATAAAGTTCAAGTACAAACAACAAACGAACTCACCACTCTGGATAGACTTGGAAAAATTCTGTCTTCTCCGCAGTTTGAGGAGATTCGCCAGGTTCCTTTATTGGGTCATAATGAATTAAGTTATTATTCTAAATTTGGCACACCAGAGCAGCAGAGAATGGTGGGTCAGTATTACACCACAACTGGTGATATTATTAAAAATGCAGCTAGAGATTTTCCAGGTCAGTTTAGAAAAGGCGAGCAAACTTTACTTCAGAATATGAAGC